GACATAGAAGATGCGGAGGACTATAGAAAGCTCCTGTACAATAGCTATTTAATCACAGCGAAGTATGTATTTGAGGACTATCTAATAGCGTTAGAGTTTGATAGACCAGCACCAGAGAAGTTCTATCTGCCAAGAAGGAATAGGTTAAAGAAGGTAGTAGATGCATTGCAGGAATTGGAAGACAATAAACTGGACGAATTATTCCTATCAATGCCACCAAGGGTAGGCAAGACATCAATCCTAATGTTCTATGAAACATGGCTTATAGGAAAAGACAGTGAGGAGCATAACCTGTATTGTTCGTATTCAGACATCATCACAAAAGCATTCTTTAGCGGAGTTCTAGAGATATTGAATGACCCAGTAACGTATAAGTGGGGGGAAATATTCCCAAATGTACCATTGCAGAGTACAAATGCAGATGAAGAGACAATCAATACAGGTCGGTATAAGAGGTATAAGTCACTTACATGCAGGTCATTGTACGGAACACTGAATGGTGCTTGTGATGCAAATGGAACGCTTATAGCAGATGATTTGATAGGTTCTATTGAGGAAGCCATGAATAAAGACAGACTGCTTAACGCATGGAGCAAGGTGGATAACAATATGATACCAAGAGCCAAGGAGAAGTGTAAGCTCCTGTGGTGTGGAACAAGGTGGTCTATGATAGACCCTATAGGGTTGAGAGAAGACCTGCTAAAGAATGATGAAGGGTTCAAGAGCAGGAGATATAAGATAATTGATTTACCTGCCTTAAACGATAAAGACGAAAGCAATTTCGATTATTCCTATGGAGTAGGGTTCAGTACAGAGTATTACCGTCAGAGGAGATCGTCATTTGAGAGAAACAACGATATACCGTCATGGCAGGCGCAGTACATGACACAGCCTATTGAGAGAGCAGGGGCAGTATTTGAAGCGGGAGATATGAGAATGTACAACGGAGACTTGCCAGAAACAGCACCAGACCGTACGTTTATGGTAGTAGACCCTGCGTGGGGTGGAGGAGATTTCGTTTCTGCACCTGTTTGCAAGCAGTATGGCGAGGATATTTATGTATGTGATGTAGTTTACACAAATGATGATAAAAGCGTGTCACAGCCAACTATAGCGCAAATAGCGGCATATAACGGAGTGGACAAGATACAGATAGAAGCCAACAAGATGACAGATGACTTCCGTATCGGTATAGATGATGCTTTGAAGCGTATAGAGTACCATTGCCCTGTAATAGCGAAACCTGCCCCTAACAATATAGCTAAGGAGCAGAGAATCTTTGATAAAGCACCAGATATTAAGGAGCACTTCATATTCTTAGAGGACGGAAAGAGGAATAAACCATACACATTGTTCATGCAGAATGTATTCAGTTTCAAGATTCTAGGGAACAATAAACATGATGATGCACCTGATTCACTGTCAATGGCGGCAGAGGAAGCGTTTCCTAAGAAGGTTTATACAAAAATATCAATATTTAATAGAAGATTTTAGTTTACAATCGGTAATTATTAGCTACAATTATAGTAAATGTAGAAAGGAACAAATTTGATGGCAGATAATTCCTTAAAAGATGAACGTATTCTGTTAGGAAGAAAAAAGATTCTAATAGATGAAGATTATATAGATTCATCAAATGTTGTTTCTATTTTGAGAAAAACACTGAACTACCATATGGTAAATTCAATGGATATTTCTTATCTGTACAATTATAAAAAAGGTTTGCAGCCTATCCTTTTCAGGGAGAAAGAGATCAGACCCGAAATAAATTCCCGCATTGTAGAGAATCATGCCGATGAAATAGTTTCCTTTAAAGTCGGCTATTTGTTACATAACCCTGTAGTATATGCAACTTCTCAGACAGCAGGGAATATAAATGATGATTTGATACGTCTTAACAAGTGGATGAAAATAGAGAAAAAAAATTCCTGTGATAAAGATGTAGAAACTTGGTCTCATACATGTGGCATTGGAATTAAGATGGTTCTTCCTGATTCAATGGCTAACCTTGAAGAAGATGAAAGTCCATTCGAGATTTATTCACTAGACCCTAGGTATTCGTATGTTGTGTACGGAAACAGCCTAGGAGAGCCAAGAATGATGGGTGTTAAGTATATCACTACTGAAGATGGTGCAGTAATATACAGTGTGTATACTAAGGACAAGTATTATGATATCAGCTTTGATGTAGGTACAGGTTCTAGTCCTATTCTTAGGGAAGAAGATAATCCATTGGGAGAAATTCCTATGGTTGAATATCCCCTTAACCAAGAGAGAATGGGGTGTTTTGAAAAAGTTTTGCCATTGCTGAATGCCATAAACCTTACGGCAAGTGACCGTGAAAACGGAATTGAACAGTTTATTCAGGCATTGCTTCTGTTCCATAATGTAACGATAAATGATGAAGACTTTGATAAGCTGAGGGCAGAGGGCGGAATACAGTACAACGATCTTGACCCACAGCGAAAAGGTGATATTCAGTATCTTACAGCAGAGCTAAAACAATCCGAAACACAGGTACTTGTGGACTGGATGTACAAAGTTGTATTATACATATGTGGAATGCCTAACCGTAATGGTGGTGGCAGTACATCTGACACTGGTTCAGCAACTATTGTAAGAGACGGTTGGTATGATGCTGAAGGCAAGGCGCAGGACACTGAAGCAAGGTTCAAAGACAGTGAAGTTGACTTTCTACACATTGTTCTATACATCTGCAATACAATGTCAGGAACAAATCTAAACCCTTTAGATATAGATATTAAACTTCCTAGAAGAGTGTACTCAAATACACAGCAGAAGGCGCAGATATTAACAACATTGTTAGCGAATGATAAAATATCTCCTAGGAGAGCATATATAGCATCTGACTTATTCACCGACCCTGAAGAAGCGTATGCAGAGGGAATGGAATATTACGAATCACAACAGAAGATGAATCAAGAGAAGATAAATCAAGAAAATGATTCTAAATCTGAAGATGATTCGGATAATAAAGATGAATCTGATAGTAAATCTGAAGAAGACGATAAGTCAGACGATAAGAAGAATGATGAATCAGATGAAGATTCTAAAGGTAATTCTGTATGAAGATACAGATAACCAATGAAATGATAGAAAAGATTGAATATGCCCTTAACCATAACAAGACAGTAGAGATAAAGATAGAGCATAGCAATCCTGTTATCATTGAAATAAATAGAAAAGTAATGCCTATTGCCAACGGGCAGAGGGGGTCTAAAGAGACTAATGGAGCGTAATACTTCATAGCCTCTTTCTTTATATGGATAAAGACGTTATAGAGAAGTATCAAGAAGGCTTTGATGAATTGAACAAAATGATAACTTCCAAGTTTGAAGAGTTTGAAGAGAATAACACATCTTTAAGCGAAAGAAGGAAGGTTATCAAAGAAACATTCAATGACGATCTGTTAGACGCATATCTGCTAGGAGTATTGACAGGTGAACAGCAGTTGGTCGATAAAGACTTAACGCTTAGCACGATGAATACGCAAGTAGATATGAAGACAATAAATTCACTTATAGACAAGAAACAAGGTGATAAGAGTTTAACAGATAGAATAAATGAGTACACGAAAAGTAAAGATATTGAATCACTAAAAAGGTTAGCTGATACAGAGTACCATAGGTTGTTCAGTTCTGGAGAAATAGAATCTGCTAACCAAGAATCAAAGAATGGAATGAAAGTAAGCAAGACGTGGGTGACCATGGAAGACGAAAAGGTAAGAGACACACATTTCTATCTTGACGGAGTAAAAGTAGGATTGAATGAAGAGTTCTATACTTCTGACGGAGACCATGCAACAATGCCGGGAATGTTTGAATCTGCTGAGAACAACGTAAATTGCAGGTGTGTTGTAGATTTAAGTAAGAAGTAATCAGCGCCAGAGAATGCGCTATATAAATATCGCACATATGCGGTAGAGAAACCGCTATAAAAATATCGCAGGAGAAAAAGAATGGAAACATTACAGGAGATTTTAGGAGAATCATATCATGAAGGTATGACTATTGACGAAATCAACAAAGCAGTAGGAGAAAAGAATCTTGGAGTAATTGATGAATCACTAACATCTAACTATGAAAAAGTAAAGAATGCTAACAACAAAATGAGTTCAGAAATCGCAGATTACAAGAGACAGCTTAAAGCAAAGATGTCAGAGGACGAACAGAGAGCATCTGAAGCAAAGGAACGTGAAGACGAACGTGAACAGCATATCAAGGAGCTTGAAAGAGAAGTGAGTGTTTCCAAGAACAAGGCTTCATTCATTGGACTAGGGTATACTGAAGAACAGGCAGAGAAGGCTTCAGAAGCAGTAGCAGACAACGATATTTCAAAGGTGTTAGAGATTCAGAAAGAGTTCAATGCAAATCTTGAAAAGGCGGTAAAGGCAGAAATGCTTAAGGGAACACCTAAGCCAGCTTCAGGAAGCAATGAAAATGTAATGACCAAAGAAAAGTTCTCAAAGTTAGGAACAAAAGAGCAGTTGGAATACGTTAAAGAACACCCTACGTGGAAATCAGAATTAAAATAAAAAAAGAGGAGGAGTAAAGAAGTATGGCAAATTATTTGAATTATCCTTTCGACCCTGAACTATTTAATTATAATTGGGGTCAGATTGAAGACACAACATTAACAGCAATGATTGATTCAGGTGCAGTAGTTCGTGATGGTTCTATTCAGTCACTTATCAGCACAGGTTCAGATACCTATACAGTTCCATTCTACAAGGTTCTTGATGGTTCTGAAGTAAACTATGATGGTGCTACAGATATTACATCTACAGAGCAGGCAGGCGGTTCTCAGTCGGGAATTGTATATGGTCGTGCAGCAGGTTTCGGAGAGAGAGACTTTACAGTTGATTATAACTCTGGCGCAGACCCTATGAAGCAGATCACATCACAGGTAGCTAAGTTCTGGCAGAAGAGCAGACAGAATAAGCTGATTGGAATTATGGGTGGTATATTTGGAATTACGAATACAGAGTGGGCTAACCACACAACAGATATTTCCAGTGCTAGTGCTACAGTAACAGATGATAACCGTATGGGAGCATCTACAGTCAATGATGCAATCACAAAGGCATTAGGAGACAATAGAGCTGCATTCCAGATGGCAATCATGCATTCCATGGTAGCATCTAAACTTGAAGCACTTGGACTTCTTCAGTTCCGCAAGTACACAGACCCGCAGGGCATTGAGAGAACAATGAACATTGCTGATATCAATGGTCTTACAGTCATTGTAGATGATAGCGCACCTTACACAGCAGGAACAACGGATAAGGCAGGAGCATATACAACTTATCTGCTTGGAAGCGGTGTGATTCGTTATGCAGAAGCTCCTGTATCAGTACCTAGTGAAGTAGATAGAGAAGCCTCTGTAAATGGTGGTATGAATAAGCTCTACACAAGAGTAAGAGAAACAATTCACCCGAATGGATTCACATTTTCAAAGCCGTCTTCAGGATACACAGCATCACCTACAGATGCACAGCTCTTCGCTACAGCTAATTGGTCTATTGCAGACGGTTCTAACCTGAAGGCAGTACCAATGGCACGTATCATTTCCAATATCTAATGTATTTGGAAAGAAATGGTTGTCTGTATATTGAAGAAAAAGGGAAGTACACCAATGTACAGGTAACAGCAAAGAATAGGGTTGTCAAGGTAAGTGAGTTGGAGAGCATCACAGTAACCCCCGGAGAAACTGTAACGTCTCTGAGAGGAGCAGTACCTATGACAATGGACGAAATTAAATCTAAGTTTCATCTAGATGAAGATCACCCTATCAAATTTGCAAAGAGCAAAAAGGATAAAGATAAGTAAAAGGAGGAAGTGGTAAGAATGCTAAGTCAAGCTGAATTGATGGTTATATTAAAAAATGCTACAGGTGAGACAGATGAAAGCATTCTTACTGCTTACCTATCTATTTCAAAAGACATAGTGCTAAAGCAAGCATATCCGTATAAAGATATATCATCTATTGAGATTCCTGATAAGTACCTTAGCAATCAAGTAAACATTGCAACGTATCTTCTTAATAAGAGAGGTGCTGAAGGAGAGGTATCTCATAATGAGAATGGTATAAATCGTTCATATGATAGCAGCGGAATACCAGTTTCACTGTTTGATGGAATAATTCCAGAGGTAGGGATACCGTCATGAGAACCCTTCAAAGAAATAACCAAAGTTTCTATTACTGCCTATTCAAAAGCAAAGCAGACGTCATAGACGAGGAAGGTAATAAAACAGGGGAAGGGTTAGATTCATATGAAACAGCAGTAAAGATTCAAGGGAATATATCACCTGCATCAGGATATGCACAGTCAAAGACATTCGGTACTATGACAGCTTATCAAAGAACTATTGTAATTGAAGGGGTTAAATGCCCTATAGATGAAAATAGTGTTCTGTTTGTAGATAAAGAACCAGAGTATGACGATAACAATGTACCAATTTACAACTATACAGTTAAAGAGAAAGCACCTTCATTGAATTCTACTTCATACCTTATTGAAAAAGTAAGTGTACAGTGATGAATGACAAAGTCATTAAAATCAATGTTTTAGATCAAAAGAGCATTGATGATGCATTGGAGCAGATTGAAGAGTACAAGAAACGTTTATCAGATAAGACTGAAGAGTTCCTTCACAGAATGCAGTCAGAAGGGATAGACATTGCAAGTATGAAGTTCATGAATGCTGATTATGCAGGAATGAATGATTCACTGGTAATTGGAGAAGATGAAGATAAGGACAATGTTGCAGTAGTAGCAACAGGAAGCTGTGTATTGTTTATAGAATTTGGTACAGGATTGTTAGCAGGACAGCACCCTGAGAATCAAGGGTTTTACCCCGGCTCATATGGAAAGCACCAAGGTTCTAATCCTAAAGGTTGGACTTATACAGGGAGCACAGGAACTTCTCCTGACGGCACATACTGGGTTAAAGCAGGAACAGTACATACATATGGTAATGCACCAAATATGTGCATGTATGACACTGTGAAAGAATTAAAAACGCATATACAGGATATAGCTACGGAGGTATTCGATGGTTGATACAGAGAATGAGATATTCACAGTAATATCAAATGTTGCTAAAACAGCAAATACAAAGTGTGAAGTATCATCTGTGTATCCTTCTCAGTTAGGAAAGTTTCCATTTGTACTAGCTGAACAGTCAGATGAATATCCAACGCACCTTACACAGTCCACAGAAGCTAAGTATCATAGAATAGCATGGAGTATTGATGTGTATTCAAATGATACAGTAAAGCGGAAGAGTATATGCAAAACGATAGGCAATGCTATACAGGAAGAACTAGAGAACTACAACTTCACATGTACGGCTAAAACACCTATGCAAGATACAACTACGTACCGTTTAACGTATCGCTTTGAAGCGGAAACAGACGGAGAAAGATATTACAGGAGGTAATAAAATGGCAAGAAATTCGTATCAGACTTATCTAATGAATTCTACTGACGGCGGAACAACGTGGGCAAAACTTGTTGATGTAAAAGACATTCCTGCTCTTGGTGGAGACCCTGAACAGATTGATGCAACAACATTGTCTGATTCTATGACAAAGAACATTAACGGTATTCAGTCACTTGATGCTCTTACGTTCACAGCTAACTATGATAAGACTGATTTCACAGCACTTAAAACACATGAGAACAAGGTAGAGCATTATGCAGTATGGTTTGGAGCAGACACATCAGGAGCACCAGACGGAAATGAAGGTAAGTTCTCATGGACTGGAAGCCTTACCGTATATGCTGACGCAGAATCAGTAAATGCAGTAGGAGAAATGAAGGTTACAATCTCTGCTGAAACAGAAATCGTATTTGCGTAATAAAAATACCTCAAAGGAGGAGGAAAAATTAAATGGCTAATCCTATCACATTCGAGTTCAACGGAACTCAGTACACGCTTGAATATTCACGCAGGACAGTTCTTCAGATGGAGAGAAATGGTACATCAGTAAACATGAAAGAGTATGATACCATTCCTCTATCCATTATGGATAACCTGTTCAAAGGCTCATTCCTTATGCATCACAGGAACGTCAAAGAAGATACAATGAATGCTATTTGGAAGGAAATTCCTAACAAGGAAGACTTTATCAAAGCATTGTATGAATTGTATGTTTCACCGATATCGTCTCTTATGGACGAACCAGATGAAGAAGACGAAAAAAAGGTGGTTTGGACGCAGGGAAAGTAATAGAACCTGTGTCCTATCACCACAACTATTCCTATATATTTGAAACATATTTCCCTTACTATCTAAGTTTGGGAATGAGTGAAGAACAGTATTGGGATAAAGATTGTGATCTAGTAAAAGCATATCGAAAGAAACGTGAGTATGAGACGCAATATCAAAATGGAATGTTTTGGTTGCAGGGTCAATACATGTATGATATTCTTCAAAGATTTGTACCTGTACTAAATCCTATGTGCAAGAAACCAGAGCTAAAGCCATATATTGATAAGCCATATGAATTAAATGTTTCTCATGAAGATAGAGAAAAGAAAGAAGAAAATCTTCATAGAAATGAAATGAGAGCACGGTTCTTAGAAAACGCATCTAAACTAAAGCGTTAGGAGGTAAGTAAACCATGACAGCAGAAATCAGCGGACTTAAATTTCAGTTGAGCGCAGATGATACAGGAGCTATAAGTGGGATTACAAAACTTTCTAGCGCTTTATCATCTTTAAAATCAGATAAGCTATCAAAGGTAGCAGATGGAATGGAAAAACTTTCTGCATCTTTAAGTGACTTAAATTCTGATAAAGCATCTTCGTTGAACATGTTGACAGATGCTTTATCAAAACTTAATAACATAAACCCTAAAATATCCAAATCATTTACAGACGGTCTTAAAACATTAAGCGATACTGTAAATGGAATAGACAGTGAACATGTAGAATCATTATCTTCATTAGGTAATGCATTAAACAATTTCAGCTCTATTAGGGTGAGCATATCAAAGAATGTACCTACAGTTATTAAAGAGATTATAGATTCTCTTGACGGACTTGATGAAAGCAAAATAAGCAAATTAAATTCGCTTTCAAGTGCAATGAGTGGTTTAGGGAACATTGGCAATGTGCGTTCTGCAATCAGTAGCCTTAGTACCACACAAAAACCTACATCACCAGTAACAACTAACCAAGATTCATTAAGTGGAGTATCTGCAAGCACAAGTGAAATGGTTTCATCAGCAAATGATGTATATGAAGTAGAGAAAGAGTCTTCAAATATATTACCTGTTATATCAAATACGTTGAACGGAATTATAGGACAGGTAAAAAATATATCAAGTGTTGCAGGTACAGTAACAGGATATGTAAAGACAGCTTCTAACATGTCTGGAATTACATCTGGAATACAATCTATATTAGGAGCATTGCAGAATGTTCCAGTAGCAGGTACATTTGTAGGAATTATAAATGACGTTGGGTCTTCAATGTCAAATGTATTGAATTCAGACTTAAAGCCGTGGGAGAAAGCATGCTTGGCTATTTCAGCAGCAGGCGTTTCAATGTATAAGAACCTAGTAAAGGTAGTAACATTACCTTTCTCAAACATGGCTAATAAGATAAATAATGTAGCCAGTTCTTTCTCAAATCTTGTAAATTCTATTGGAAGAATAGCATTGTATAGAGCTATAAGAAGTGCAATCAAAGCCATTACATCTGGTTTCTCTGAAGGAATTCAGAATCTTTATAATTGGTCAAATGAAGTAGGAAGCAATTTTGCACCGTCAATGGACTCTCTCGCTTCAAGCATGCAATATTTGAAGAACAGTATGGCTGCTATGGCAAGTCCTCTTATAGAAGCGGTATCTCCTGCTATTGATTTCATAATAGATAAATTTGTCGATCTTCTCAACGTGATAAATCAGGTTCTTGCTGCATTAACAGGAAAGTCAACTTGGACTAAGGCAATCAGAGTAAACAAGCAGTATGGAGATTCTGTAGCAGATACAGGTTCAAGTGCTAAGAAGGCTGCGAGTGAGCTTGAAAAATATTTAGCTCCATTAGATGAAATAAATAAACTTCCAGACCCTAGTTCTTCAAGCGGAGGAAGTGGTGGCGGAAGCGGTGGCGGAAGTGGTGTTGACTACGGAAGCATGTTCAAGACAGAGGAGCTTGATAGCACATTTAAAGATATGATAAATTCTACTGACTGGACTAAGCTTGGTCAGCAGATAGCAGACAAGATAAATGAAGGAATGTATAGCATTGATTGGTCTAGCATTCAGAAAACATCACAGGATTGGGCTAAGAGAATATACACATTTATCAATGGTTTTGTAGCAGAACTTGACTGGACTGAACTTGGATATACACTTGCACAGGGTATAAATACTGCGGTTGAGTTCCTTAATTCTTTAGCACAGAACATAGATTGGACTACTCTTGGAGCAAACATTGGCACAGGTTTAAATAGCATGTTTGCTAATATAGACTGGAAGTCATTAGGACAGTTATTAACAGACGGAATAAAGATAGCATTTGAAACACTTCATGGTTTCCTTTCAACCTTTGACTGGGATTCTTTTAGAGCAGATGTAGTATCAGGAATAAAGAGTGCATTTGCAAATATAAATATTGAACAAGGCATTATTGATGTAGCAGAATTAGCGCATGAAATACTTGTAACAATCAATGATGTAATAAATGCAGTACCTTGGAACGAAATAGGGGTTGCATTAAAGAAAGTAAATTGGAAGGGTATTCTTGGAGACGTTATAAACGTTATTGGGTCTATTGCAAAAGGACTTGTTGAATCTAACCTTGATGATATAGTATTCCCTGCGTTAGGAACGTATTTAGGAGCTAAAGTCGGTGGTCTTATTGGTTCACTTTTTGGGCCGCTTGGCACTGTATTAGGAACTTTGATAGGAGGACTTATTGGGTTCATTGCAGGAGAGATAGCTGCTAATTGGGATACAATAACAAGCACAGTAGGAGATTTATTAACATATGTATCAGATGATGTAATAAGACCTGCATTAGTAAGAGTAGTAAAGTATGTTGGTTGGGTAATTGACACACTTGATTTTGGTCTTACAGATTTTAGTAATGATTGGGCTGACGGAGTGAATTCTTTGTGGGGTGACACATCATCGATCACATCAGGAGGAGTAGATAAAGTAGATAAAATAGTATCAGGCGGAATGGGTACTACTTCTGCTAAACTTACAGATTTTGGTAATACTACAACTACTACAATGTCTAATACAAGTAAAACTTCTACAGATAAATGGCAAACATTCTGTGATAAAACTGTATCTGATTGGGAAACATCAAATGGTTATTTATCCACAGACCTTTCCAGTTTCTCTGATAGCACAAGTACAACATTCGGTGATATTCAGACAGACACAGGAGACAAGTGGTCTTCAACATGTGATAACCTTTCTACTAAGTTCAGTGGCTCAAAGGACAGTGTAGAAAAGTATATGTCTCAGTTAAATACTTCAACAAGCGATAAGTTTGGTTCAATGTCAAACAACATATCAACGAATTGGAATTCAGCAAGCAGGTCAACATCATCTACTTGGGGTGGAATAAACAATACATTGAATGGAAAGTGGGATAGCTTGAATACTCAGTCAAGCAATAAGTTTGCACAGATAGGTAGAACAATATCAGGAACATTTACTTCAATGAACCCATTCTCTTGGGGAAGTGACTTAATAAATGGACTTATCCGTGGTATCAATTCAATGGTAGGCTCATTAAGGAACACAATAAGCAATGTAGCTAAAGTAATATCAAGTTATATTCACTTCTCTGCACCAGATACAGGCGCACTTGCAGATTATGAACAGTGGATGCCTGACTTCATGAGTGGACTTGCAAGTGGTATTGATGAAAACACTTATAAAGTAGAAAATGCAATGAAGAACTTAACAGGAGATATGGCAATCAATCCATCATCTGTAAGCCAGTCAGTTTCAAAGAATATAGAAGTAAGCACAAGCAGCGAAAGTCAAATATCTTTATTGCAGGAACAGAATGCATTACTGAGACAGATACTTGCTAAAGACCCTACTGTTAAAGTATCAGATGTAGGTAAAGCAACGGTAAGCTATATCAATTCAGAAACAAAGCGTACAGGCGATTCACCATTGCTTGTATAAGGAGGGGAATATGGAAACATTCATAGCAAACGGGGTTAAACTTCCTACCCCTAGTATTAAACCAAAGTACACAGAGCAGGACTTACAGAGTTCAAATACAACTAGAGACTTAGTAGGCTATTTGCATAAAGAGACAATAAGGTGGGGAGTAAGGAAAGTAGAGCTAGAGTGGGCGTATCTTACTAATGAGCAGATGAACTTAATACGGTCTGCGACAAAGGGTAAAGAATACTTTACATTCCAGTATTACTCAACATCAGCAGGCATATCAGGCTCATTCACAGCATATACAGGAGACTTTACATATTCACTGTATTCATTGAGAAAAGGTGTAGGAGAGTGGACTGACGTATCATTATCATTCATTGAACAGTAAGGAGAATAGCTATGTTAAATGTACCAGACGGAGTAAAAGAAGCGTATAAAAAAGATGGTCTAAAAAAGGACTATGAGTTTAATATTGCAAGTTTCCCTTCATCTGGTAATGAAATAACATCAGATGGAATAACATATACCGATAGTATATGTACAGGAGATAATCTTGACTTTAAGAGTACACAGAAAGCATCTGTAAAGTTCAATATGATAAACTATTCAGATGAACTTTTATTGCTATCAGAGAATCTTAAAGGGAAAGAAGTATCAATCAATCAGAATCTTACAAATTGTGAAATAACAGAGAAGATATATCCTGCTGTATATGACAATACGGTAAATGGAGTACATATTGTAAGTGACGGTAAAGGAACTGTTACACTTAAAGGTACTGCTACGGACCAAGTGTGGATTAATTTGTTCTCTGGAAGTGTGCCAGCATTTGACTATCATGTAGGTGGAATTTTATCAGTAAATATAAACGGAAGCAATATAACTCTTGAAATAACAGATATATATGATAACTATGCAATAAATTATATAGCTAATGATTCTTATCAAGTCGATAGTTCAAATTGCGGGCATGCATATTTTACAGTGTCAATTTCGGATAAAGCGGTAATAGATGAAACCGTAACAGATGTAGTAGCAAGTTATACATATACTTTATATAACCAGAAGCAGATACTACCTGTCAGTACATCATATAGTCAGACAAACAATGGAGTAACAGTAGCAAGCACAGGTAATGGTGGATATACAGTAAAAGGAACGGCAACAGATCATTGCTTTTTTCATATATATGAAAAAGCACAAACAGATGATTATAGTAATTTAATTCTTAACTCATTTGATAAAACTGGGAAAGAAAATAGCGTTGAAGATCATGACTATATGGTATTGATAACATTATACAAAGATAGCACTTGGGTTCATGAAGTAGATAGGCGTGGTGTAGCAAAGTTTTCTGACTATAATGCAAATGAACTTGAAACTACTATATTTGTGCGAAGTGGTAAAACAGTAGATGATACAATATATCCAAGAGTAACGCTATATAACGAAAGCTATAAAATGCCTTATGGCAATTACATTATTGACAGTGCAGAGAAAACATCAGATAACCTTATTGAAATAACTGCCTATGATTATATGGAGAAGTTCAATAATAGTGCCGATGATTGGTGGAATAACTTAACTTTCCCTATGACTATTAAAGAGATACTTATTTCATTATGCACATATTTCGGTGTTACATACAGTTCTAGCAATCCAACTACATTTACAAACAGTGATTTCAGTGTAGCTTCAAGAACAATAAGTGTTCAGAATAGTACAGGACTTGATTTTCTTGCATATATACAGGAAGCATCATTCAGTTTCTTCAAGATTGACAGACAGACGAATGAATTAAAACAGATAGTACTTAACAATACACCAGTTGAATCATACGCATTATCCGATTACAGAGGTGATGCTACATTTTCAGATTATTCCACAGCTATTATAAACAAAGTACAGGTTCACGATACAGATAGTGACGTAGGCGGTATAGCAGGAATAGGAACAAATGCATATCAGGTAACAGGGAATGTATTCTTTAAGAATATTTCACCTTCCGACCTTTCAACGGTAGCAAGCAATCTTCTTACTGCAATAGACGGATTTACATATACACCATTTACTTTAGATGCATGTGGACTGTTCTATCTTGATGTGGGTGATGCAGTATCAGTCATTACACCTAAAGGAAAGACAATAAATTCATATATATTCAATCGGTCAATGACAGGTTCACAGATGCTAATTGATGCGATAGAAACAAAGGGAAGCAAGGATAGAACTACTGTAAAGTCAGTAAATAAGGTTCTTGAAAGTTTATCGCAGAGAACACTTGAAATAATAGCAGACGTTGATGAATGGTCTACTACAATGATAAATGCGGACGAAGATTTAAGGACAAAGATAGCACAGACAGCGAAAGACTTAACAGTTGAGATAAATGCAAATAGTGATTCCATTTCATCTTTAACTACTGAAATGACACCATTACAGGAAACACTTAATTCTTACAAGTTAAGATTGAAAGTAACAAGTACAGGATTGCAGATAGCAATCATTGATTCAGACGGAAATATAGTAAGCGATTATACATCTGAATATACGCCTAAAGGAATGAGAGTTGTGCATACATCGGATAATAAGGCAACGTTGATTGCAGAAGAAGATAGTGTAACGGCAAATAACTTAACGGCTAAAAACTTTCTTATTATTGACACAGGAGATTATAAATCAAGATTTCAAAAGTATAGTGACAGCAATGACAGTAACCAGATAGGTTGTTTCTGGATAGATAGTAGGGGGTGATATAAATGGCTACAGACGGAATATTTAATACTGGTTCGTGGAACTCTGGAAGCTTTAATTGGTATTATGAAGTATATTGGAGAGTAAATGCGTATGACCAAGCAAATAACCGTACACAGATTGCGTGGGATACTCATCTAAGAACAAATGCAAGTTCTGGTCATTGGACTAGTTGTAGTTTAGCAATATCTGTAAATGGTGAATATCATGATTTAGGAAGTGGTACGTGGTATAAAGATACTGACTGTGGAAGTGGAACAACTTGGATAGGGCATGACAGTGATGGTAATAAAGCATTCGGTATTAGCGCAAGTGGCGCAGTTTATGGTCATGGAGTAAGTGGAAGTGGCACATGGTCATTACCTAAGTACGCTAGATATGTAAATGTAAGCCAGAGTTTTAATTCAAAAACTGAAACTACAATATCAATGTTATACTCAGTTGATGCAGGCATTGATTACTGTCAATATTCTATTGATGGTGGTGCATCATTTATAAACGCAACGGGAGACCCATACACAATAAGTGGGTTATCAGCTAACACAACATACAATATAGTAACAAAAGTAAAACGTACAGATAGTCAGTTGTGGTCACAGACAAGTTCTCTTGCTGTAACAACATACGCATATCCATATCCTAGTAACTGTCAGTCATTTACAATAGGAGACCAGTTTACAGTAACAATAGCCAATCCTTTGTCAAGAAGTATATCATTTAGTTGGTATGCAAATGGAACATTGATTGATACGTATTCAATAAATTCTCAGGCAGCAGTAATAAATTCAAGCCTTTATTTAGATAAATTGTATGCAACAATACCAAATTCAAGTTCTGCTCATTACACCGCAAGAGTTGTATATGGTTCAGTAACAAATGATAACGGAGACGGAATTTATTATGCAAACAGTTCTACAAAGCCAGTAATAAATTCAATTTCATATATTGATACAAATTCAAATGTAACGCATGTTATTTCTGACAATACGCATATTGTACAGAACTTGTCTTTACCAAAATATACAGTAACGGCAACGGCAAATAACAGTGCTACACTAAAGTCAGCAACGGTTAAAGTATTAAATAATACTTATGATATGTCATTGAGTGGAAGTGCCTTTACAGTAACAGGAGGAATGATTGATTCATCATCAAATGTAACTGCAACGGCAACGGTGGTGGACAGCAGAGGTTTCAGTTCAAGTAAAACATTTACGATTACAATGCTACCTTATGCAAGACCAACTATTACACTTGACGGAGACAGAGTTCAGCCTACAACGGGAGAAGTAGAACTTAGTGCAAAAGGAAAATATTACAGCGGAACTATTGATACTATAGCTAACACATGGACTACTAAAACAACGTGGGTAGAAGTAGAAGATACAAGTGTAACAGGAACAGACACAGCAACTTTAACACCTACATACGGTTCAAATTCTACATATACGATATCCAATACTCAACTTGCATCAACCTATGACTATCAGAAAACATTTGATTTTACAGTAACGCTTACCGATTTATTTATAACAGTTTCTAGCACAAAAAGAGTAGTTGTAGGTGTACCTGAATGGCACTATGGAAAGAATCATTTTGATGTACATGGAAAACTTTATGGAAGACCGAGCGCAGTACCTAATACAACAAGTTATACACTTGACGGTGGAACAGGGAATGCAACGTTTAATAATGTAGCCTTGTCATATCTTAATGGTAAAACATTGCTTAATTATTTTCACCCCGTTGGTAGTTGGTACTTATCTAATGATTCTACAAGTCCTGCATCGTTATTTGGGGGAACTTGGGAACAGCTAAAGGATAGGTTTCTAGTGGGTGCGGGCAACCTTTACGCAGTGGGTACAACTGGTGGTGAAGCCACCGTTACCCTGTCAGAGTCTCAAATACCTATCAATAGTATGTGGGGCAGCGATAAAACTATAGGTGGAAAAACAGCATCTGTAGTATCTGCTGTAAACTCTGGGTCATTTTATGGATTTAACACATCCTATGGGACGACTGTTTCTGCTCACAATAACATACCTCCTTATTTTGCAACTTATATGTGGAGAAGAACTGCTTAACTAACACGGTGCCACATATACGCAGCTATGTACGGCGGGAGATTATTAAAAGCTGATCCTCCACCTGTGTTGCTTGATGCACTTACTGAGTTTCGCTCAAATGCAATTCTGTTTCCATCGCCATAGCGTAAATCCCAGTTATTGTTGGTTGTTTCTCTATGACCAACAATTACGTTATGGCTATGTGCAGGAATTTCTGCGATAGTCAGAGTATGAGTGGCTTCACCGCCACCAATAGAAAGGAATTTATGATATATAAAGAAGACAAAATAACAGAAATTAGAGACCCAGATTTAACAAAAGGAGTGCTACAAAATGCTACAAAAACAGTACATCACGAAAAGATACAGGCAGTGGCAAAAGTAAGCCATTACGAGACTATTGCAAAATATCCAAACGGAGGTAAGGACGTAGAAGAAGTAATTGACACTGAACCAGTTGAAGGAAAAGATGCATATGATGAAGAAGAAAAGATACAGATTTATGTTCCTTACACAGAAGCTGAATTAAAGAATATAAAAGATGCCAAAGAGATAGAAGAACTTAAAATTAAACTTACTGAAACTGACTATGAATCAATCAAGCATAGTGAAGGTGTACTTACAGATGAAGAATTTGCAGATACAAAAAAGAACCGTACAACATGGCGTGCAAGGATAAATGAATTGCAGAGTGAAGATGAAACAAAGACTACTGAATGAGCTTAAAAGAATGCAATTAAGAGGATACCAAGCTATCGGATATGACAAGAATAAAAATGTATGGATAGCGTTTAAGTTAGGCAGTCGCAGTGATACAATAGAGCTATACAACATGTATGATTTAGATTGCAGATACTTGTATAGAATTGACAGGATACTAGACGAAAAGGCAGGTGGTTGAATGACAGAATATGAGCAGGAAAAGAAACTTCATGATGATAGAATGCGAGACTTTGATGAAGAATTAAAAATACATCAAATGCACGATGAAGAAGAAGATATGCGGAGACAGATTCACCCCTTTCCGAAAGCACCTTCAACTAGTAAGACATTAGTTGTACTTATTCTGATAAACTGTCTAGCACTGGAAATATTTGTATGTTGGTACATGGTTAAGTTTTCAGAGTATTCAGCATCAAGTATTTATTCAGTAGTTGGATTGATTGTACCTATTATTGGTTGTGTGGGAACGATTGTTCCATATATGCAGAAGTCAACGGCAGAGAACTTACACAAATATCCAGATGTACAATCAGATTCCTCACAGAATGCGCCACAGTGCAACGAATTTAATAATGTGAACAATTTACCGCAGGAAGGGAAAATGCCTGCTACAGACGAAAGCAACGTGCAAAATAGCACAAAGGAGGAAGGGTAAATGAATCAGATTATTACAACGGCAATCGAATTAGTAATTCTTATCGCATCATTCGTTATTGGAAAATACATTGTCCCGAAGCTGAGTAACAAAGACCTTACAAATCTAACGGTCATTGCGGACTGGGCAAAGAAATTTGTAACGGCGGCAACGGCAGTTCTTGGAGATGATGCCACAGGAGAACAGAAACTTGAATATGTTTCTAAACAGCTTGCGCAGATTGCAAAGGATAAGGGTATCAGTATTACCGATGACCAGATTCGTGCAATTATCGAAGATGCATACGCAACATACAAAGAAGCTATGAAGTCAACGGATACAGATACAAAGAGCACTGATTCTAAAGATACAAAATCTGATTCAACGGTAACGAATACAGATACAAAGGAGGAAACGAAATGAGTTGGAAACAGTTAGTAAGTTTTAATCCATCTAAGATGGGAACAAAAAATGGTTGGTGTTTGCAGAATGTAAGATTTGGATTTGGGATTGGAACTACAACACCTAGTGCTAAAGCAGATATGCAGTTTAACAAGGATAGAGGGACATTTCATTCGCTAAGCGAATATGATAACAGCACTTCTGTTCCGGTATATATCGACAGCACAAATGCATATGAACATGTAGGCTGCCTGCATCATGGCGTCTACTATTCAGACGGTAGGGTTGCCACACTTCCAACGTCTAGAGTATTCGGCTGGGGAGAGTATTGTAGCGGTACAAGAGTTGTTCAGAAAGTATCTGGAGGAAGTTCTTCTAACGGCTCTATTTCGGGAACAACTTATAACGGAGTGAATTATAGTGCAGTGTTTGATTCTTCATACTATTTTAATAAGTATGCAGACCTTCAGAAGGCAATCGGAAACAATGCCGCAGGACTATTCCAGCACTTTGTAAGTTATGGAATGAATGAACATAGACAGGCATGCGCAAATTTCAACGTTGACATCTACAAAGCTAATTATGGAGACCTTCAGAAGGCATTTGGAAACGATATAAAGGCGTACTACAAGCACTACTGTACAAATGGTAGGGCAGAGGGGAGAAACGCTACAAGTTCATTGAACAGCAATTCACATGCGCCTAAATCATCTGGAACTGCAACATGTATTGTAACAGCAGTAAAGGTAAGAACACAGCCAAGTCTGAATGCAGGAGATACAGGGTCTACTTATAAGAACGGTGGGAAACTTAACTATCAGGCAGTGGTACAGGCAGACGGATATTATTGGCTAAAGTATACATCATATAGTGGAGCAGTACATTATTGTGCATACGGTACTGTGGACGGAAGTAAGAAGTTCTGGAACTGCTGATTCTACACACAGGGGGATAAAATGAATACACCAAATTTCGGGATAGAAAGCACTGGCAATGCCTACACAGCAGGAGATTGAAATAGCATGGTCACTAGTTGGTAAAATAGGGGTTGCGCTTACGTGTTTAGTTGGAATTATAAAAAGCGTTAAGTACCTAAAATCACAAACATCTGTCGCAAAGCTAGAGAAAAGAGTGTCTATCCATGATGATTATCTTACTACTGACAAAAGGCGGTTAGATGAAATGGATAAGAAGATAAAAAGTATGGAAACAGATAGAATTGAAGAATCAAGGAGAATTAACGAATCACTTACAATGCTAGGGACATCATTAACGGCTATTCTAAACCACATGATTGACGGAAACGGCATTGAAGAGATGAAGAAGGAAAGGGAACAGCTCCAGAACTTTTTCATTAAACGTTGACAATATAAAGAACAAGTTATAAGATACTAAAGTCCAAGGCAATCACCGTTGATAGCACGGTATATAAAAAGATATGCTATGTGAACGTTCTATTAGCATACGATTGGTTATCCCAGTCACCAAATAGCAGGTGGGAATCACTACTGGCGAAACGTGATGAATTGCTTTAGAAAATACTGCATGGTATTTCCTTGGTATCCAGCCAAGAAGAACCTTATCAGTTGAGAGACTGCTTTAATCTGTAGGCTTGGAAACCTAATGGTTAAACTTGGGTTGACTGTGATAAGGCTTAGCTCTTAAATCAACTTTGCGAGTAGTTGAAATTATGAGTTAGTAAAAGAGGGTGCATGTAGCTACACCTTTTTTTATTTGTAATAACTATTCATGAATTTGTAGTTCTGTATTGGCAATAGTTAAGAATACTATTACATTGTAATTGTAAGCAAATACTTACGAAAGGAGAAGATTATGTTAGAGAATATAATGTTTAACATCAAAGCAATAGCAGCGGTCATGGGAATCTCTACTGATAAGTTAGCAGAGAAGGCAGGTATTGATTGCAATCATCTGAAGCAGGTTTCATGTGGAAGAGTTAGAATGACTGCTGACGATCTAAAGAAGCTATCCGCTGTATCTGGAATACCAACGGAAAACATCAGAATTAAATAAACACCCGATAGAATAAAAAAGAGTGCTAGTAGGCACTCAAAGCGAGACTGAAAGGATCTCAACAAAAGTATAACATGAATAAACTACAAATTTTCAATAATGATAAATATTCAATAAGAATAACAGTTGGTGAAAACGAAGAACCGTTATTTATTGCTTCCGATGTGTGTAAAGAATTAGATATTTCAAATCCAACAGATGCTATTAGGAGATTAGATGATGATGAAAGCACACTAGTTTCAATCGAGGGTGCTAGTAACGGTCTTCCAGTCAATGCAGTAACAGAAAGCGGTCTGTACTCTCTTGTGCTTGGTTCACGCAAGCCAGAAGCAAAGGAATTTAAGCGTTGGATAACACATGATGTAATTCCAAGTATTCGTAAACACGGTGCATATGCAACGCCAGTAACAATCGAAAACATTATTTCAAATCCAGAATTCGGAATTGAGCTACTAAAAAGTTTGAAGAGTGAGCAGGACAAGAACAAAGCTCTTGAAGCAAAGAATACAGAAATGAAACCTAAGGCTTTGTTTGCCGATGCAGTAAGCACATCACATACAAGCGTGCTGATTGGTGATTTAGCTAAGATTCTGAGAGGGAACAATATAGAAATCGGTCAAAAGAGATTATTCCAATGGCTGAGAGACAATAACTATATCATCAAAAGTGGAAGTTCAAAGAACATGCCGACACAGAAATCAATGGAACTCGGATTGATGCAGGTTAAGGAAGGTTCTTATATCAACGGAAACGGTCAGAACATCACTACAAAGACAACTAAAATCACAGGTAAAGGGCAGATATACTTTGTCAATAAGTTCCTAGGCAATGAAGATTAAAAGAGAGGGAATGATTATATCCCCCTTTTTATTTGCACTGAGTAACGTACAGTAGCGTTTTAGATGTGGAATGAATAGTTGTTCATAAATATCAAAACGTGCGCTGTGATGCGTTTATTAAGTAATTACAGAGCCTTGTTTCCTTGCCTATTTCACCTATAAAAATGCATTGACTTTTAGATCGTTTTAATGTAATACTATATAGACAAGTGAATACAAAAAAATAGTGCCTTTCGGCACTGTAGACCTTAAAAGGTCTGATTCGGTAAACTAACTAAAATAGCTTACTGTAATTAGGATAACTAACCCAACTAGCTATCTGTAAGATAGTATATTATATTACAGATAAAAAAGGAAGAGTTAGTTTATAACTCTTTTTTGTGTTCGCATACACAAAGTTTGTGTTCGCATACACAAAGTATGTAAATATCTTCAATAAGGTACGATGCTACCACAAGCCCCGCCGTTTGCAGGGAGAAAGGCATTCTATGTCATGTTAATACCGCTAAGGCATAAGTACGCTCAAATACTCGTACAGCGGAGAGTATTGGTACAGGAAACACTGGGTGAGAAATCACGGGGAAAGTTAGTAATGCAGGACAGTGAGAGCATAAAGAATTACTAACAACTTGATACGATACACGTCAGCTCCATAGACGAAGTACAAGCAAATCTCTAGTCTGAACATTTACTATTTTTATGTTCAGAACTAGGGAATAACTTTCTCTCAACCGTCTCAACCATACCGAAGTTGTTTCCTAACTTTACAAGTTATTACTAAACGTTTAGAAACAAGATAGAAACAAAGATAATTAAAAATAAGTGTTGACAAGTAAATTATAATGATTTATATTATTGGTACAGAAAGAAAAGAGGAAGAGATATGAAGAAGTTGTATCGAATAACAGCAAGTGAGAGTTTCAGAATGATTAAGGTAGAGATAAGTAATGATGGTGGAAAGAGCTTTGAAGAAGATGCATTCTTTGAAGAAGAGAGAGGAAAAGAGATTCCAGCTTGGTTGCTTATGAGAGAGATTGATAAGCTAAAAGACTTAGAGTATGAGAATGTATCAAAGTATAGACTGTTCCATTTTGGAAAGGACGAAGAGTTTAATGACTAGACCGAAGAAAACATATAGATATATCCTTGGTGAAAAAGACAGAGGGTATTACAAGTACGAAGTGTTAGATAAGAATACAGGAAATTACTATCAGATATATACAGACAGAATGGGAATAGCGAAGTTTGAAGCATACAACATTGGCGGTATCAATGGTTCAAATCAGATAAGAGATTGTAAGAAGTACAATATGGACTGTTCCGAATCAGCAATGAGAAGAAGATTAAAGAGATTGATAAGGCATGAAGAGGAGATTATATGAGAAGAATAAGTTGGAAGCACGTAATTATATTAGTTGTGTCAGTATGGATTGTATTAGGTATTGGAGTATCAGCAGTAGAATCACATACAAATTACAGTGAGTATAAGGAAGATGTAGAAGAGGAGATAAATTTTAGATGAACGAATATGAAATGAAGCATGGCAAAGGAACAGTATTTGATTGGAAAGGCGAGTGCTTTAGATTAGAGGCTTGCGATAGCACAGCATGGAAATCAACGGTCAATAGATGTGATTCACTGTTTGAAACAATCTATGGTGATGAAATTAAGGCACTTGTAGATAAGTACGGATATGAGTATGTAAATTCAGAATTTGAAAAGTGGAAAGGGAATAAAGATGACACAGACAGAGAAGATTGAACGTTACATTAAGGAACATGGAAGCATTACCACAATGGAAGCATTCCAGTATTTGAGAATCACTCGACTATCTGCACGTATTGAGGATATGAGAGATAAAGGTATTGATGTAGTATCAACGCCTGTAAACAACAAAGGAATGAGATATGTAAGATACTCGATTAAGAAGAGAGGTAAGAAGAATGGTTGAGTTCATGGTAAGCATTGTAGTTATCTGCATTATGGTATCAGTTGTATTAGAGGTAAGAGACGATAAGAACAGAAGAAAGATTGAGCAGGAGTTAAGGAAAGACAGTATTAAGATTGGTGGAATTCTAGAGAGACTTGATAGTCTTGATAAATCAGTAAATTACTATGACACGCAGCCAGTAAAGAATTCTGAAGAGATTAAGGATATAAAGAAAGAACTTGACGATCTAAAGATGTGGAGCTATTCAAAGATGTCTAAAGGTGGAAACAATGAAGAATAAAGATAAATATGATTTTAGAAAAATGAAGTTCACTTGGGATAACACAAAAGATGAACCTTATGGAGAAATAACAGTGGGGAGAAGAGTAGTATATACAATTACAAATAAAGCAGTTGAGGGGAAGAAGAAAAAGTATATAACAGCTCATACATTTCTAAAGTGGTTGGAGAAGGAAGATAAAAATGTTTCACGTGAAACAGTAGGAAAGAAAAATAAGAAGGAGAATAATAATGGAAAACGGAAATAAAGATTTGTTTGATGCTAAGGTGGAACAGAATCACGAAGAAGAAAAAGAATCAGCAAAGAAAGAAATTGTTGATTTACAGCATAGAAAGAATTGGATTAGAAAGCAGTTAGCTGAAAAGGGTGTATTAAAGCGTGGGGGAAAGAACGATAGTCAGCATTATAGTTATTTCAGCGAAGCACAGTATAAGGAACTGTTTACAAAGCTATTCTCTGAATCTGGAATTGAACTGATTGTATCAGAAGCAGATGTATGTGATGTCGCATGTAATAACAAGATTAGAAGAGTGAAGTTAGAAATCACACTTGTAAACATTGACAATCCGCAGGATAAGGAAACAGTGTATAGCAGCGGAGAAGGAATGGACGGTGGAGATAAGGCAATCTATAAGGCTAAGACAGGAGCATTGAAGTATTTCTTAGCAAATGAGTTTATGGTAGCTACAGGTGATGACCCAGAAGCAGACAATCCAGAAGAAGAAGATACACCAAAGAATGAATCTTCAAAGAGTGAAAAGGGTGCTACAGATAAGCAGAAGCAGATGATTAAGAGCCTGTACAGTGAAGAAGAAATTGAAACAATGAAGAATAGATTAGGTCATGACTTTACTATCAATGAAGCAAGTACAATGATTGGGAAGAGAATGGAGAATAAGTAATATGTACGATATTGAGGATAAAAGTGGAGAACTTGTAGCAAATGAGAAGGCATTAGAACTTACAAAGCATATTCAAGAGCTTAACTTTGAACTGTTAAAGTCAAAGAATGAAATGGAAACATTCAAGGAAGAACTTAAAGAAGCAATGGAGAAGTACAACGTCACAGAGTTTGAGAATGATTATATTAAGGTTAAGTATATTCCAGAGCATGAACGTGAAATTGTAAATGTAAATGCGCTGAAGGAACAGGGATTGTACGATAACTTCAAGAAGGTTTCAAAGGTAAAGGCTTCCATTAGAACAGAGATTAAAGATGATTGAGTTTATTGAAGACACACATCAGTATTTGATTGACGGAATACTAGTGCCTTCAGTAACACAGATTGTAAGGAAATCATTTAAGGAAGATTTCTATGCAAATGTACCTAGCTATATCCTTGAAGCTAAAGCAGAGTATGGAAACAAGATACACGCAGCCGTAGAAGAAATATTAACAGGGAGTGGAAAGAGTATTAAATTATCAACCATGCAGAATATCAGCGTTGACTGTGCAATCGAAAAGATGAAAGAATGTGGGCTGATAGGCGGGAAATATAAATCTGAAAAGCTCATTTCTTACAAGCACCTGTATGCAGGAACTTACGATCTGTACAATACAGATATGAATGTGCTGATTGATATTAAGACTACTGCAAAGTATAACAAAGAATATCTTGAAAAGCAGTTAGGAATGTATAGAGTAGCAATGAAGAAATCGAGTGCAAAATGCTATTGTCTGTGGATGCCTAAAAAGGACGCAGTAAGAGTAATTCCAGTAGAACCAATCAAGAAGGAAGAAGTATTAGATATGGTAGATGCGTACAATGCCGATAGAGCAGAGGATTGTGGATGGATAGTATAATTCAGCATGAGAAGAAATGCTACCTAACAGGTGCAAGATATAGCCTTGATAAGCACCATATCATGAATGGCACAGCGAACCGTAAGAAGGCAGATGAAGACGGTTTGTGGATATGGTTAAGGCATGATGTACATATGTGGTTGCACCAAACGCATAACGGTCAAGACAAGGATAAGCAGCTTAAAGCAATAGCGCAGGCAACGTATGAAGAATCACACACACATGAAGAGTGGATGGCTAGATACCATAAAAACTATATAGAAAGGCAAGACGATGAATAGAGCAGTAATTAGCGGAAGGCTTACAGACGAAGTAATTGTAAAGAAAACGCAGAGTGGATTATCAGTAGCAAGTTATAGCATTGCAGTAAATGAGAAGTCAAAGGACGATAAGAAAACATACTTTATTAACTGTGTATCATGGAGACAGGGAGCAGATTATTTAGGACAGTACGCACATAAAGGCGATTTGATTGGAGTTGACGGTAGGATTACTACCAGAAGCTATGATAAGCAGGACGGCACAAAGGTATATGTAACAGAGGTTGTTACAGATAGAGTAGAAATTCTATCTTCAAAGCAACAGAGCCATGATGAAGAGTATAAGGACGTAACAAGTGACTATGCAAGCAAGAGCTTTGAACATAAGCATGAATCGCCAAGCATTGAAATCAATTCAGATGATTTACCATTCTAAGAAGGCGGTGTGAAAGCACCGTTTTTAATTATAAATAAATTAAAATAAAGTATTGCAAAGTAAAACAAACAGTATTATAATGAAAGAACAAAAAGAGGAGAATAATATGAAAAGAAGAGAGCTAACAACAACGGTAGTAAAACTTAACTGGAAGTACATTATTGACCATGCAACGGATAGAAAGTTTTTGGAGCAGAAATTCAAGGTATATGACATTGACGGATTTGAAGTATTCATGGAGATTTACGAAATTGATATTTCATACAAGAAGATTTATTTCGAACTAAGTTATAAAAACAGCAGGGTAAATTATGGTTGGGAAACCAAGTTGTTTGCAATACCAATGAGTAAGGAACATTTCAACGAAAAGATATTCAACAATACTTTATGTACAACAATCCTAAGCCTTATAAACGAATCAGAAGACAATAGAATCAGAACATACAAAGAATATTCTAAAGCTGAAACAGCTTATGATGAAGCAGAAAAAATTCTAACAGGGATAGCGAAAGACTTTCTCGATAAGAATGAAGTGAAGTCTGATAGCGTTAGAGAAGCATATACGGAAGCGTATGTAAACGATAATATTGTGGATTATAGAAGCGAAGTATTGGATAAGTACAGGTATCGTATATTCACAAAATTATATTTGGAATGTGCTACATATTTCGATTACTACCAAGAAAAGATAGACGAGTATAAAGAAATTATGGAAAGCGAAAAGAGAATAAATTTTGCGAGAGAGTATAAAGATATTGAGAATAAACTTGAAGAAGTAAAGTCAGAAAGATTTGAAGACTACATGAAGGATAAGCTCGAAAAGCTATAAGGAGAGAATAAGATGAATAAGGTTGAATTAGTAGGAAGACTTGGAAAAGACGTTGGAGCACCGCAGGAAACAGAGAGAGGAGATGTGTTTGCCAGATTCTCACTAGCGGTTTCTAACAACGGAAATGAGCCAGATTGGTTGCTATGTGTAGCATGGAATAAGACAGCGGAGTATGTAAGCAGAGCCAAGCAGGGAGACATTGTAGCAGTAACAGGGAGAGTTAAGAACACAGTAGTAGGCGAAGGAGATAGCAGGCGTCACATGTGGAGCATTGTTGCAGAGAGGTGCGAAATCTATCACCCAGAGCATAGGTCACATGACGGACTGATTCCACAGGGGGCAGAAGACAATGCTGTGGAAATGTAATGATTGTGACAGGCTATTCTATGAGCCTAACGAAAAGACAATGAGCTGTGCATGCTATTATGGAGTAGATGAACATGTTGGAATAGACGATAGCATTACAGTAAGCACTTGTCCAGAATGTGGAAGCGAAGATATAGAAGAACTTGACTATGAAGAAAGTGAGGCATTGGAGAATGCAGGTAGAACAGAAGGAGACAAGTACATATTCTTGGACTATTGATAGCTTTCCAAAATTAGAAGAGACTGAAGTTCTTGTTACATATGAAAGCACAATAAAAAATCATATTAAAATAGGGTTTAAGTATAGAGGAGTTTGCATTCTCATTTGGGAAAGTGGTTCTGTATATATAGAAGATTCAGCATATATATCTGATTATAGCTTATGCGATGATGACGGAAATATAAATAGTGGTTGGTACGTTTATGACGGTGATGAAGTAAGTGAATTTGAAGGAAAAGTAATTGCATGGCAGGAGCTTCCTTCACCGTACTATGATGATGTTTTTGAAGAAACAAGAAAACTATTGAAGATATGAAGAAACGAATTAAAACATTTATTGATGAAGCAATTCTTATAGTTTTTGAATCAGTAATTCTAACGCTATTGTGGAATTGCATACTAGTAAAGATAACCGATGTAATAAGCATTCAGCAATGGCAGTCAATCTTAATTATCATAGGAATTGATATTATTGTACTAGCTGAAAGGACTAGAAAGGATATATGAAAGACATTCTTATAATAGTAATGCTGTGTATAGCGGTAATAATCTTAATACCTATTGCATTACTAGCATTGATTGGATTGGTAAATCTGATTATAAATATGTATTCAGGAATAGTAGAAGAAATTAAAGATACAAAGACAAGCATGTTTGCAAGCAAAGTAGAAAAGCTAGACGGAAAGAAAGTTAGAATTTATCTCAACGATTATTGCCAAAAGGTATTAACAGGAGTTCTTGAAAAGCATACTGAGTGGGATAGTACATGCTGCGATCTTGATAATGAGCATAATACTTATGCGGTTCTAGACGATGAAGGAAATAACGTTTTAGAAAGCGGAAGAAGAATACCTTTCAAAGAGATTAAGAAAATAGAGGAGATTAAGTAATATGAAGAACAAAGAAAATTTTCAAAAAGAACTTGCTGAGATTGCATTGCATAGAGATAGTGTAGCACTAATAAATGGAAAACCAGTATCTTGTATGAATACACAATGCGAAAAATGTGACTTTTGTAACTATCATTGTGAAGATAATCTAGCTGAGTGGGCGGAATCAGAATATAAAGAGCCATTGCTAGACGATAAAGAAAGAGCATTCTTGCAGTATCTTGTAGACCACATAAGACCGAGAATTGTTTATATTAAAAAGCATGGATATGAAATAGCTTCAAAATTTGCAGATAAAGAATATATAAGTTTTGGTTGTATTAACGAATACAAAAATATATGCAAAGTGTATCTCCCAGACTTTGACAAAGGAACAATGTACAAAAATCTTGAACTTAACAAAGAGTACACACCCGCAGAGCTTGGATTTAAGGTGAAGGAATGAGACTTATAGACGCAGACCAATTCATAAGCGATGAAGATGAAGCATTTAGAAATACTCTTCCGAAAGTAAAAGACGGACTAGACAAAGTTGTAAATCTTGGAACACATCTGAAAATAGAAAAGCTCATAAATGACTGCCCGACAGTAGACGCAGTTTCAGTAGTACATGCACACTGGAAGTATCACATTCCTACAGGATTATTCGGTGATTGTTATCACTGGAAATGTTCTAATTGTAACGGAGATATAAATAAAAAGCACAACTATTGCCCGCACTGTGGAGCACGAATGGATGAGAAAGAAGGAAAATAACAATGAGGCTAATCGATGCAGATATTCTTAAATTGTCAAAAGTATACTCGCTTGAACGGCATGAGTATGTAGTACCTGTTGCAGAAATAGACTGGCAAAGTTCCGTAGAAGCAGTTCCAGTAGTTCATGCACGCTGGATTGAGAGAATGCAAGACCAATGCTATTGTTCTAACTGTAATGGTTTAGTAGATTTCCTTTGCGGGGTAGATGTACCATATCATTTTTGCCCGCATTGCGGAGCAATAATGGACGGAAAAGAAAATGGATAAGACTGTTAAGTGCGACATAAAAGGGCAGAAATATGATGTAACGTTTCAGCGTAAGGAAGTACCTAACCTATGTGACTATACATATTATGGAGAAACGGCATATTACGATAAGAAGATAACAGTGCTAGACACAAAAGAAAACATAGATGTAAAGGGAGTGCTTACACATGAGCTTGTACATGCGTATCTTTGGGAAAGCGGTCTTACAGTGCAGAGCCATGACGAAGTTCTAGTAGAATGGATAGCAAGAAACATTGATAAGATAATTCATACAAGAGATACATTGATGAAGAAAAGAGGAAAAAAGAAATGAGTAAGTATATCAATAAAGAAGAACTGCTTAACAGTATAAATCAAGATATAGCAAATACAGATACAGAATGGTCTCTTGAAGAGTTAGATACTATTGAATACTATCCTGTATCAGAAGAAGCAGTAAATATTGATGATGTATTAGACTTTATTGATAGCCTTATCGGAGACGAAGATAACGAAGTAAACAATACTATCGTAAATGTTTTTCAGAAGGTAGCAGAGAAGTTTATTAAGATTGAAGATAAAGGAGAATTCTAATGATTGGAGCGATGAATAATGCCTATTGTAGTTAAAATATACCCAGAGCCATGTGAGTATTTCAATTATAGAACACATACATGTACACATACTTGTGATGGTTGCTGTGATAATTGTAAAGATGAAAAAAACTTTTCTATGAATACTCAATGTGTATGGAAAGGTATTGATAGATACTGTATGCTAAAACCTAAAATTAAAGCATGTGAAGATAATGATTATTATTGTTCAAACATATAGGGAGACATTACTATGAGCAGAAAGATGAATTATGATTTCAATTATGGTTCTAAAAGCATGGCTACAGTAGCGCAGCTTAACTACATTCACTCTCTGTACAATCAGAAAGAACGTGATGAAATCTGTTATAACTATGGAATTATCACACTTAACGATCTAACAATGAAGCAGGCTTCAAGACTTATAAGTGATAAAAATAATGAACTTCATAGTTAAAAACCCGTGTTGGAATGAGTGTGATGCATTAGAAGTAAAGTTTTACCTTAACAATCATAGAGTTTACCCAGAAGAATTCGCTGTGAGTTTAAGTGAAACAATACATTATGAGAATTACCATGATGATGAAGACGATGATTTCAATGATTGTACTATGTGGTGTGACGGAGAAAAATACAAGTGCGACCGATATTGTAAGAATAGAAATGATGTAGAGAGTAAATACAGAATTGACGATATAGATTATAACTACATACAGGATAAGATGTGCGATGCATTATCTTACATGCCTTGCCATGAGTGCGAGTGAAAGGAAAATATGAATAAAGCAGTATATATCATACATTATATTGGTGGTGAATACGAAGATAGATATGATAATGTAGTAGGAGTGTTTGAAGATGAAGATATAGCGTTAAACGAAATAGCAAGACTTAATTTAGAAAATGATAAGCATAAGAAAAATATTTCAAAAGCTATTGATGTAAGCGAAGGAATTGTAAAACTAGAAGATAGTGGGTTAAGCGAAGAAGAATGCGAAATGTATATGCGTGAAATGTCTTGGCTTTGGGATGATAGCTATTATGGACTAAGGGTTATTAAAATGAATGAGATAAATAGAGAAGGAGAAAAAGACTATGAAGTATATAAAGAAGCGTGTAGAAATTGAAGCCATTCAATATGACGGAGATGTGTTTGATTTTGAAAGAGAATACTATTACCCTATGTGGCTGCAAGAAGCTACAAAAAACAAAACATTATTTTACTCAAAGGGTGAATTGTATATAAAAACTCTTGAAGGAAAAATGCACGTTTCTGCAAATGATTATGTTATAAGAGGTGTTCATGTAGAACTATACCCTTGTAAGCCAGATATTTTCTTAAAAACATATATTCCAGCAGACGAAAGCATAACAAAAATATCAGATTTGATTTCATCATTTAATAACGTAGATGTAGAAACTTACTATATGATTGATATAAACAACAATGCAAGAAAAGTATTTGCAGGAAACATTATAAAAAGAGAAGGTAAAATTGTAGCGGAGAATTTAGACAGCAAAGATTTTGAATCTGAAGTTTATGAATATAGAATCATATCCGATGAAATAACAGATTGTCATACATTAGAAATTGTTATAGATAGGAGAAATTGATGTATATACTAAGCCAAGACGGTAACACTTTAATAAACAGCAATAGAATTGTATGTATAAATAAACTTGAATATAATGGAAAATATACACTGGAAGCAGTTATTGATATTGGTTGTGAAGCCAAATCTACAACTTACTGTGTAGATATTGCTTCCTATGATACAGAGCTTGAATGCCAAGCTGTGTTTGAAATCATATCTGCAAGAATGGCGGAAACCAGTTCAGGTTTAGTAATGAGTATTAACCATAGAAGAATGTATTATGGTAATACAGGTGAATCATACAGCTATGATGCACAAGTAAAAGATTATATAAACCGTAATAAGGAGAAAAAGAATGGTAATTGACGGAGAAAAAGTATATCTTTACAATCCATTCCGAATGGACGAGTGGACAGACGAAGATTTGGGGAAGCAAATGGATATACTTATTAAAAAGTACAATGCAGATGCAGACGGAATGTTTCAATTTGCGGACAATGTAGAGAACTTAGCCAACCAATGCTACATCATAGGGGAAATGATTAGTAGGCTTAACGAGAACTGCCTTGTGCTTAAAAACAGAATAGATATATCACGAAGCAAGCAGGTGTATGTGAGTAGGAAGCAATGGCAGGAAGTGAATACAGAGAAAGCACCCGCAATGTCCTACTTTGAAGCATTAGCAAGTGACTTTGTAAAAGACGATCTAGACAAATACGCAAAGGAAAAGGCAAGACTAGACAGATTCAAATATGCTTATGATAGTTTGGAACAAAAACAGAATGCATTGAAGAAGAAAATGGAAAGCATAAAGTATGAAGAATTTGGGAACAACTAAATTCACTATATATGGAAGATTTCCGGGAATGAATGAAATCATATCTTCAAACAGATATAGCAGATTTGCAGGGGCAGGGCAGAAGAAGAAATGCACACAGAGCGTCATAAGTGCTATCAGAGAAGCCAAATTAAGTCCTGTGGATAGTTTACCAGTAAAGCTAGAATTAACGTTCTATGAGCCAAATAACCGCCGTGATGTGGACAATATTATAGGTGGTGGAATGAAGTTCATTATGGACGGCATTGTAAAAGCAGGAATACTTCCAGATGATAGCAGAAAGTATGTAACAGGGTATTCTGCTTATGTTAAGACAGATAAAGAAAAACCTAGAATTGAAATAGAAATAAAATGTGATAATATATAAGTAACGGAAGGAGATAAAACAATGGAAGACTATGGAAAGATGCACAGCTTAAAAGAAGTAGCAGACATGCTAGGAGTTGGATATATGACAATTTACAAAATGGCAAGAGACGAAAAAATTGAAACCATTAGAGTAGGAAAGATGTACCGTATATCTGATAAGGCTATAGAATCATATATAAATGAGAACAAAAGATAACTTGCCAAGTGCAAGTTTTTTTATTAAACATTTATAAAAATAAATGCATAAATATGTTTACATTATAATTAAACAATGGTAATATAGTAGGCATAAAGAGGAGATAAGATATGTTGATAGAAATGATTGTTACAAATGTATTGATAGTATTAAAAGCACTTAATTTAATTGAAATGAGTTGGTTAGAAATAGTATATATACCGCTAGTAATAAATGGAGTGTTAGGAATTATAAACGGAATACTAAAAGGAGCATTAGAAGTATCTAACGGGACAGTAAAAGAAGATAACTGACATGGAGTATATAAATATTGAGAGTTTGGACTTATTTGGAGAAAAAATATGCCAACCTAAACATGGAGAAATTATAAAAACAACTTATGAAGATGCAGTTAAGTTTATACTTCCAATACATTATAGTGGCAGAGTTCCAAGCATATCATTATCATATGGTTGGATAGTGAATGGTAAACTTGTTGCATGTATTACATTCGGGAAACCAGCTTCAAATCAGTTATGCATAGGAATATGTGGGAAAGAATATTCCGATAGAGTGTATGAGCTTAACAGACTATGTAGAATAGAAGGACTACAATATCAATTATCAGAGTTTGTAAGCGCAGTATTAAGGACTATAAGCCAGTACAATATTATAGTTGTATCATATAGTGATTCTGCAATGAGCCACCATGGATATATATACCAAGCGTGCAATTTTATTTATACAGGTGAAACAAAGCAACGTACAGATATGTACACCGAAGGGAACAAACATTCAAGACATTATTCACAAGAGTTGCAGAGGGGGGGGCTAAGAAAGGTTAGATCGCCTAAGTATAGATACATATATTTTGCGACTAAGGATAAAAAGATAAAAAGAGATTGGAAGAATCATCTTAGATACAAAGTTCAGAAATATCCAAAGGGAGATAACAAAGATTATAAATTGGGAGAATATCAGAAACCTATAATCATAGAAAGTGTGAAGAAATGAAGAATTGTAAATTGCTAAAGACATGTATGACATTCTACACAGGTTCGCCAGAAAAAGTAGGAATGTACATTGTATTCAAAAGGAATGGTAAAGTTTATTTATATCCTTATGTAGATGAAAATGATAATGAAGAATTTGACAATGAAGATGTATATATGTGGGCTAAACTTGGAGACAAGGCAGAACTATTAGTACAGAGAATTGGTAGCGATTATAACGCTTATAGCGTAATACACTAAAGGTAAATACATGAAAAATAAAATTATTGTTGCGCCGTGCCTTGAATGTGAGAACAAAGGCTGCGGGGAATATCATTCAAGATGCAAGCTATATAAACACTTTGTAGCAGAGAAGAAGAAAGAGAATCAAGAAATGAAAGATAGTAGTGATAAAAAGTATTACTATCATAGGAGATATTTCTAATGAAGAATAAAGAATTTTATGATTTATCAAAGATTCATTTTTCAAAAAGTAGCAAAGATGATAAACCAATATGGAAGATATACTATTCAGATAGAGATGACTATTGGGAAGAAGAACCTATTGAGACAATCAAAAGGAACTATATTAACAGAGTAAAAGATTGGGGTAAATGGTGCGAATCGGAACATGAGAACAAGTTTAAGTTCAGTGTTGGAGACTATGTGTTTGACACAAATTGTAAGTTTGGTGTAATAACAAGTTACTATAGAGATAATAGAAATAACATTTGTATGTACAACGTGAACTGTAATTACAATACTTTTCAATATATGGAAGATGAATTAACTCTTTCACCTTTAGACAAAGCAGAATATGATTTCTTGCAGTATCAAATCAACCATATAGTTCCAAAGATTGACTGCATAGTTAGATCAAGAATGTTAAATGGAAATATAATTCAGTTATACTCAGATAAGTTATGTGTTTGCAATTTTAGATTCAAGAATGAACAAATGTATAAAGGCATGAAAAACGATAAATTATATAAATTGCCAGAGATTGGATTGAAAATATACTAATGAAACACTCATACGCAACAGATGAACAGCTAGTAAAAGATTATACAAACGGTGTAACAGCAAAAGAGATTGCAGTTGAATATGGATATACAGATGTGAAAGCAGTAATGAAGAAGATAAACAAGCTAGAGAATGAAGGAAAGATTGACAGGGGGAAGAAGTATATAGACCGCGGAAAGATAAGAGCATTGCATAAAGCTGGGTGGAGTATATCAAAGATTGCTTATGAAATGGATTGTTCAGAAAGTAGAATAGAAAACATTATAGGTGAATAGCATGGAAGAAAATAAGGAAGATGAAGAAAGAAACCTAGGGCATGCTAAGTGGATACATTACAATCCAAACATGTACGAAGATGTAGAGTGTTCTAACTGCAAATTTGAAACATATGTAGATGAAGAGATTATTGGATATATGAGATATTGCCCGTACTGTGGAGCTAGAATGGATAAGAAATGACATGGTAAGAATAATAAATAAAGATTCACTTTTACATAATATTATCAATGATATTGATTTAGAATCGAAAGCAAGAAGAGAAGTTGTTAAGCATATTAACAATGAACAAGAAATACAATCTGAAAAAGTTCCTTTAGTTCATGCAAGCTGGTATGTTTGGAGTAGAAAGTATAAAGGCATTAACGAATATATTAGGTCATGCTCAAATTGTGGTTCTGAATTTAACATTGAAGACCACAAGATTATGATAAACTGGTTTTGGAATATGAAGTATTGTCCATATTGTGGAGCACGAATGGACGATAAAATTAAATATGTGATAGAGAAAAAATTATAATGGAATACATTGATAAAGATAAGCTATTGGATAGAATCAGTTATTTAGTTCGTAGTGGTAATATAGAAAGCCCAGACGATGCTTTAACAGAAATAGAGAATGAAGAAATAGTAGATGCAGAACAGGTATTAAGATGTAAGGACTGTATTTATTGCTATAAGCAGAACGGATATACGATGTGCAGCGGAATAGGAGAAGGAAATCAAGTTGAAGATGACGGATATTGTAAGTGGGGGAGAAAAGAATGGTAGTTATTGAGTGTGTAGCTATTGTATTGGTATGCTTTCTACTGATTGAAACTGTATATTTGTTTATTTATTTGCCTATAAAAGATAATCATACTAAAATATATACAAAGTTTAAGCTATTAACAGATAAAAAGTTTAGGTATAGGTATAAGTTAAACAAAGAGCAGGAAAATATTGACCGCTATAACCAGAACGTGCCAGATATTTGCAGAACATGTAAGTTTAACGATGATAAAAAGCTACATTGCAAGCTAGGAATAAATTATTATACAAGATATTACATTACTCATTGTGACTATAAGGCGGATAAATATGGAAACGATTAAGATATTAAGCTCAGACGGAAAGATTATAAGCATAAAGCAGTATGATGACGGAACAATACAGGCAATCAGTGAAATAGAAGGAAGCATTATTGTTGACGGTAAGAAGCTATCAGTTAAGTTCAACCTATTGGAGGGGAAGAATGAAAGTAAGACTAGATGAAGGAGCTTTCAAGCCTGTAAGAGCGCATGATACAGATGCAGGAATTGACTTATGCACACCGTCAAATGTATTTATACCAAGACATGGAAGCGCAGTAATAGATACAGGAGTGCATGTACAGTTGCCACATAACACAGTAGGAATGATTAAGAGTAAGTCAGTGCCAATGACAGAGAGCGTGCTAAACAACATGTACAAGGCAATCACAATTGCATGCCATCACTGGATTGACGGTGAGCATGATGGGATTGTCTATCCGGTCGCATATATCAAGTCAGTCTTAACGGGAGAAAATGATGACATTTAAAGGCATAAACACCGGTACACTATGCTAATCATTCCCAGAATGGCTAGTATTGAGCCACTGGGAAGGGATTACCAATATATCCAAGACCAGGTGTGCTGCTGTCTGAAAAACAGTTATTTCAATTATTAGATCTGTATGTTTTGGAAATGAAGGGAGATAAAAATGAAGAACATTGAAAGACAAGAAGTGTTAGAAATGATAGCAGAATCTTTACTAGCGAATACAATTATTAGTTGCGAAAATTGTATTGTTAAAAAATTTGGTAAAGACTTCTGTAATGGGAATGATGGGAGAAGATGTTTTGATGTAATTTCTGAATGGCTGAAAAGCGATGCAGATAATTGGACTGAATAAGAAAGGAACAGGAGAAAAATAATGCATTGTGAATGGTGCCCTATATGTCCGAATGATAAAGATGATGAGTGTGTATACTTCGGGCAATACGGGAAAGAATATAAAGATGGACAGTATGGATGCACAATGCCAAGAAACAAAATTGAAAAGCTAGATGATGAGCATTCCAAATATTTAGGTGATATGGGATTGGACATTGGCATTGAAATAGATTTTGAGCACCACGAATGGTCTATGGGAGAAACAATAGATCTGATTAAACATATGATTGGAATGGACTATCATAAACCGTATAAGCGACACGGGAAATTATTTTATAAACCGTATCGTAATTACTTTAGCTTTAGTCCTGAAAATGATATGAAAAGCTTTGAATATTTAAGCCATGAATCAATTGGAATATTAAGACGTTATGAAAGATATGGGGATAATTGTGATTTTATTTTCTATAGCCTGTCCGAAGAAGGAAGAATGTGGTTATCGCGTAAGATTGGCGTAATGATAAAGGAGTTTGAAAAGTGACTAAATATATTAACGCTGATGAAATGGCAGCAAACGAAAGTGAAGCATTCCGGCATAAAGCTATTTGCATTGATGATTACGACAAAGACGATTGTTTCATGTTCGCACAACTTGAACCAGATATGTGGTATCCAGTTAAAAAATACTGGAAAAAGTTAAAAACTTTTAACGAAAGAAAAGGAGAGAAAATATGAAAGATGAGGAACAGCAAAGCCTGTTTGGTAGCGGCAGTGTGGTCGATGTAGATCATGCCAAGAAGTTTGAAGTACCTACAGTCGATACGGTGCCAGTAGTTCATGCACACTGGGAAAATATCGACAATGTGTTTACTTATGAAGGAGTTTTTGACGCATATGAATGCTCACATTGTCACAAATCTTTCCTTGATGATTTATGCCAAAACAACGGAAGCGAAATGGTTGATGCGAGAGAAGATTTCAAATTTTGCCCGTTCTGTGGTGCAAGAATGGATGAAAAATGAACAAAAACGATAGGCTTACAGAAGATGCTGGAAAAGCATTTGAACCATCACGGTATTATTTGAAGAGTAAAAACGATTGTGTAATTAACCCATACAAAACATATGACTTGTTTTTTGAAATCGAATTCAAAGTTATCCAAAAGTTAGGAGAATATGAAGATATCGGAACACCAGATGAATGCAGAATCGCTATGTCAAAGGAACGAGAGAGAGATGACCATTGAGGAGCTTGAATCAGTCAGAGGAATGGCTTCCGAAGTGCAGGCCATTCAGAATGAGATAGAATCGCTCTACACGCCGATTTGTTCCCCGAATGGACAATCATTCACAGGACACTCAAACACCCCGTCAGACCCCACGGAAAGAGCCGTAGAGATGATCTGAAGGAGTGATAGACGAAGGATACACAGGGAGCATAAAGGTAAAGCTATATAATCACAGTGATAAAGATGCAGAATTTCTTTACGGAGATAAGATTTCACAGCTAGTAATTCTACCAGTAGTCTATGAAGACATTGAAATCACAGACAAGATAGAAGGTGGAGACCGTGGAGATAATGGATTTGGAAGCACAGGTGAATGACAGAAAGTTATGATAAGTGATAAGGAAAGAGTAAAGCAGTTAGAAGCAGAAAAGATAGAAATGTGCGATAGGATAGAAAAACTTGGTAAACTAAATGAACAGATGTATACTATGTACATGGAGCAGAATAGAGATTTAAAAATGTTGCAGAAAGAAGCAATCGTAAACCGAATAAAATAACTATACAAATATATTCAAAAGAATATATAATGATAAAGAAAGGAGATAAACAATGGCAAAGTGTACAATAACTAAATCTGCACCGAAGAAAAAGGTAGCAGCAAAGAAGACAACAAAGACAGCTTCAAAGAAGTCAGCTTCCAAGAAGACAGTTGCCAAGAAGGCAACAAAGAAGGTTGCCACAAAGTCTGCTAAGAAGACAGCTAAGACAGCTACCAAGTCTGCTAAGAAGACAGCGAAGAAAGCAGTCAAGAAGACAGCTAAGAAGTCTGCTAAGAAGACAGCTAAGAAGTGATTAAAGGGTAGCCTTAAAAGCTACCCGATTTATTTATATAGGAGAATATAATGGTAAGTGGAAGACATAAAGGGGAGATTCCAGCAGAAGAGTGCGCTAAAAGGTCATACAGGAACAAGCCACACCCTAAAGAAGGCGATGATGCTAAGTACCTAGCACATTCTTTGAAGTGTCAGTCATGGGGCAAGGTTGATATGAATGACCCAGAAGATTTAAAAAATAGAATCAAGAAATACTTTGATGCTTGTGTGGAAGACGATTGTAAGCCGGGGATTGAAGGTCTCGCATTGTCATTGCATGTTTCAAGGGATTACTTGCGACAGATTCACAGTGGAATTAAGCGACATGGTCAGAAACAAGGGGATATAATCAGTGATGCATATCAAATTGTATCATCACAGATGGAACAGTACATGCTGAACGGAGACATAAACCCTATTGTAGGTATATTCCTGATGTGCAATAACAACGGATATGAGCAGAAGAGCACACGAAGAATAGAGCATGAAGAACCAATCAAGACGGATATGACACAGGAACAGTTGCAGAACAGGTATGCAGATGTGATTGATGTAAAGACACAGCCACACAAGCAACTAGAGACAGGCAAGAAGAACAAGGCTGAGCTGAAGGCAGAAATAAAAGACGCAGAGTTCACCGAAATAAAAAAGGGAGACTAATCATCTTCCTTTTATTCTATCAAAGAAACTTTCATGAATTGGTATTGATACACAGTGAGCTAGAACATTATCAAGTCCTTCAGGCGAGATATACCCTGCTTGAAACCTTTCTTCCGTACCGTCAGACCGTGACAGGATAGCGTCACCCTTGCCAGCTAGTTCTTCAGCCCCTTTGTGGTCTAGTATTATTCTACTGTCAGATATTGACTTAACCTTTAGAGCTATGCGAGTAGGACAGTTTGCTTTCAGCGCAGAAGGCATGATTTTAACGCTAGGCTGCTGAGTAGCTAGGATAAGGTGTATCCCTGCTGCACGCCCTTTCTGTGCAATTCGCAGAAGGGAGCTAGAAACTTGCTTACCACCTGTCATTATAAGGTCAGCCAGCTCATCTGCTATGATGTATATTTCTGTCCCGTCCCATTGTCTAAGCCCCCTGCAAGCGAGATCATGGTATCTCATATCCATTATCTTCTCAGCTTGTGCAATGCGCTTAATAGCGTCACTTGTTTCAGTGCAAACAGGATAAAGCATATGCGGAAGGCTATTGTATGTATTAAATTCAACTACTTTCGGGTCAATCATGATGAATCTAGCCGTGTTAGGCGTGTTTTTCATCACAATTGACAGAATGATGTCATGCAACAGAACAGATTTTCCGCTTCCAGTAGTTCCCGCTACCAGTACATGAGGGGCAGAAGCGAGGTCTAGCAGAATAGGCTGATTAAATCTGTCCATTCCTAGCGATACGGTAGTTCTATTTGATGATATAAATCCGTGACAGTTGATTGATGATGCAATAGTTCCAGACAGCGTGCTTCCGTCAGCTCCATGATATTCATATCTAGTCATTTTTAGCACCGTATTCAGACAGGCAATCATCTACCAATGACGAAACATAGGCACAGTCATCATATGAGAGCGTTTCACCTGTCAGCTCCTCGAACTTTGCGCATGTTTCAGCTCCAAGCCCTACAATTCCGTCAAGATTCATCTTTTCACCGCTGAACAGTTCATCAGAATGCTCTTTGATGCTTTCCATAATTGAATCATGCAGAAACTTGTCAGAATCAAACGGCTCAAGCTGCCCCATGAGTGCAGAAACAGGCTTTTCCCATTCTACAGAAAGGCGGTAAACTTCCTTTTCACTGGTTGTCTTGCTTCCCCATGCTTCAGTAAATTCATCTTTTACAGTGTAAATCATCTTATAATCCTCCTTATGTGGTACTGATACGGCTTGCGCCGTATTTCGTCTTAATTTTCAAAGACTCTTCAGGGCTATTTCATTTCGCTCTCATATTAGTTGTCCGTTCACAGTTGATGCATCAAGCCTGAAAGTCAGATCAATAATTTTTTCTCTCGTTGCGAAATTCTTTTTGGCTGCTTCCTTGAGAACGGAACGGATACCTGCTGGA